AGAGCTTTGTATAGAATGGGAATGAAAGTAGGAGCCATAGCCATGCTCTGCCAAGATGAACGTATATTTCAAGCTATGGAAATGGCTGGCACACCCTGCCCTTACAAAGGAAAAATAGGACTTGAAGCTGCAAAAGAATGGGCTGAAAATCCTGAGAAACGACCAGATTATGATAAATGGGTTAAAGAGAATGTTAAAACAGAAGAAGTCGTCAGTGATGAAGGTGCTCTTGGTATCTTCTCTGTTATTCTTATGTTGCTCTTTATCTAATGCTCAAATGCTCGATGAGGGCACAACTGTAACACAAGAAACAGATGTACAAGGAGACATTAGAGAGGTAACAGAAACAACAACAACTGTTGAACACAAAACAACAGGTGATATTCTCGATGGAGATACAGGTATCGTAACCAGCAAGTACGAGGGAGATATGGACATTGACTGGGGTGGGGTTGGTCCAATTCACGGTATGGTTGATTGTACAGCCATATTTGGTGAAGGTACTGGAAAGTGTGGTAAAGCCAGATCTTCCAGTTTAACAACATTTCAACAGTATGTTGATATATCACAGTTTCACATCTCCGATGGAGGTGCACTAGAATGGGAATTAGATTTAGCTAATGCTGCAAATAATACATATGGAACGTATTTTGAAACAAAAGGATATAATGATAATATTCTTCAATGGGAAACAGGGCTAATAAGTTTAGATAACAATGGTACAGCACAGCATTATTCTGGTGAGCATGATTTTGCAGGAGATTTAGATAAGGTATTTATAAGTATTGGTGGTTATAATGACTATTATATGGATAATGTACAGTATACAGTTAATTATAATGTCGTAACAACAACTGTACAAACATGGGTAGAAATAGTACAGCCTATGCAGTTTGAAGATATAATAACTTACGATATAATAGAAACATTTGATACAACACCGATAGAACCTGAAACAGATATAGATATGCCAATAGAAGGTTTTGACATGGCTATGCCGATAGAAATAGAAATGCCAGACCTTGCTCCAGATATGGGTATGAATGATATGTTTTCAGATATGCCACAAGAAATAGAAACAATGGAAGTTATGGTACCGGACATTGAGATAGAAGCTGTAACATTTGAAGAAGTTATGCAAGAGGTAGAAGTAGCTGTACAAGATATGAGTGCAAATGAACCGATGCCAGAAACAATGCCAGAACCAGAAGTTGTAGAGGTAGAAGTAGAACAGCCGGTAGAAGTTATAGAAGTAGAGCAACCTGCAGAATCTGAAACAGAATCTGTAGAAGTAGTAGCAGAACAGCCAGAGCCAGTGGAAGTAAAAGAAGAAGTAAAAGAAGAGGTTGCACAAGAAGAAACACCAAAAGAAGAACCAAAAGAAGAAGTAGCTGAAAAAGAAACAGAAGAAGAAGCTCCTGTAGAAAAAGTAGAAAAGACTGACGAGCCAAAAGAAGAAGTAGCTGAAAACAAACCTACAAAAGAGCAGATAGCTAAAAATGAAAAAGCAAAAAGAATAAGAATAGCTATGGACAGTGCATATGATTCTGTAGCACAAATGACAACATTAGCTCTTGTAAATGCTTTAGGCCCAGATATATCTACTTACAGTAATCAACAACCTGTGGTACAGCCTTCTTGGTACGAAACAAAAGATATATACCAAAACAATGTATTGCCAGATCCATTAGGTAATTACATTTCTGTTAGATCAAGCTTACAAATGGAAGAGATGATAAGTCAACAATATGAGTAGTGAAATAGAATTTGCAGGAGTTAAGTTTAAAGGAGGCAAGCTTGTTGCCATACTTACAGCATTGAGTACACTTGCAGGAGGAATCTGGGGAGGCTTTGAAGTGTATGGTCGTTGGCAAGCAATGGAAGCTCAGATAGCTGCATATGTAGAACCTGACCTAAGTGGATTTAACAGAGAGATCGGTGTTATTAACGAAACTATAACAGGATTAGAAAAAAGAGTAGAGACAGAACTATTAACATTAAAAGAGTTGTTGACATCTGCACAAGATTCTGCTAGAACTATTAAAACAGATTTAAAAGCTGACATGTATGGTTTACAAGATTCTATGGATACTATCGTAGAAGATAACAGAGAGCTAAACCGAAACGTATATTCCAAAATAGAAGAAGTTAAAATAGGTATGCAAGTTGTTGTTACTGATGCAAGAAACAATCTTAATAGTTTGATACAACATGCTTCTGATAGATTTGATGCAAAACGTACAGCTATAGAAGAAGGTGCACAGAGAAGACAGGATTTTTTAACAGACGAAATGAAAAATTTAGAAGAACGATTTGGTACAAAATTACAAAGAGCTTTATCAAACCCACTATCAGGACAGTAATATGAGTGAAGAAAAAAAAGAATGGAAATGTGAAGATTGCACTTGTGAAGATTGCCAGTGTACAGCAGAAAACGAATGTGAGAATTGTGAATGCATGAATACAAATGCAGTTTAGTTAAAATAGTAGATGGAGATACAATAGATGTATGCATTGATCTTGGCTTTAAGGTTACACTCTCAAACGAAAGGGTACGGTTACAAGGAATTAACACACCAGAGTCACGTACAAAGAATAAGGAAGAAAAAGTTCTTGGATTGGCTGCAAAAGCTAGGCTTAAAGAACTTCTTCCAAAAAATTTTATAGTAAAAACATATAAGGATGAGAAGGGCAAGTTCGGAAGAGTGCTCGGAATACCTTTTGTAGATGGTGTAGATATATGCCAACAACTTATAGACGAAGGTCATGCTAGAGAATATCATGGAGGGTCAAAGAAACCATGGGTATAGAAAATAAAAGTAGAACATCTTCTACAATTCCATTTGGTTATAAGTTATCTGAAGATGAAAAAACATACGAACCTGTAGAGGAAGAGTTAGAATTATTAGATAAAGCCTTTGAATATGTACGAACTGTAGGCCCAGCTAAGGCATCTCGATGGCTATCTACAGCTTCTGGAAGAAAAATATCTAATCCGGGATTAACAAAACGTATGAACAGAGGATTATACCTATAGAAGACGAAAAGAAAAAACGAGGTAGGCCACCGAAGAAAGAGGGGGAGCCAAAAACCCCTTATAACTGGTCTTCTCGCATGAGAGCCAAACTTGCTACTCAAAAAAAGCTTTCTGCTAAGAGAAAACAAGCTGATAAGCTAACAAAGCAGGCTAAAAAAGCTAGAGCAGCATCAAAAAGGGCTCAGGAGGCATCTAAAAAGGTAGATGATGCATTAAAAGGTAGAGGAAAGTCCGTTGTCACTACAGATGATCTAAAACACGTACCTAAAACACTGAGAGATCATCTAAAAGACCATGACGTTGTATTTAGACCGAATGAAGGGCCTCAAACTACCTTTTTAGAGTCTCCAGAAAGGGATATATTATATGGTGGAGCTGCTGGTGGTGGCAAATCTTATGCTTTATTGGCTGATGTTTTAAGAGATGCTTCTAATCCTAACCATAGAGGGTTGTTATTAAGAAGAACATTAGCTGAATTAACAGAGTTAATAGATAAAAGTAGACAAGTATATACAAAAGCATTCCCCGGTGCAGTATTTAAGCAAGCTAAATCAACATGGGAGTTTCCGTCTGGGGCTAAAATATGGTTTTCTTATGTAGATGATGATCGAGACGTAACAAGATACCAAGGACAAGCTTTTAATTGGATAGGAATAGACGAAATAACACAGTATCCTACTCCATACACATGGAATTACCTAAGATCTAGGCTTAGAACAACAGATCCAGCACTTGGTATGTATATGCGTTGCACAGCAAACCCCGGAGGTGTAGGAGGTTGGTGGGTAAAGAAGATGTATTTAGATCATGCACCACCCGGAGAGCCTTTTTGGGCTAGAGATTTTGATAATGGAGAGATATTAAAGTATCCTCCTAGACATACGAAAGCAGGGGAACCTTTGTTCCTAAGAAAATTTGTTCCTGCAAGATTAACAGACAATCCATATCTGTTTGATGATGGTCAATACGAAGCAATGTTGATGTCATTGCCTGAAGTAGAAAGAAAAAGACTACTTGATGGAGATTGGGATGTAGCCGAAGGTGCAGCCTTTACAGAGTTTAGTAAAAGTATGCATGTTTCTGAGCCATTTGACATTCCAGAGGGTTGGGCAAGAGTAAGATCAGGTGACTATGGTTACAGCAGCCCTTCTTGTATACTTTGGGGTGCAATAGACTGGGATAACAATCTTTGGGTGTATAGAGAGCTATATGTTAAAGGATTTACCGGTGAAAGACTTGGAGATACAATAGCTATGATGGAAAAAGACGATCCACCTATGCAATTAGCTGTTTTAGATGCAAGTTGTTGGAACAGAACAGGTCTAGGACCTAGTATAGCAGAAACAATGATAAAAAGAGGTGTAAGATGGATACCATCAGACAGAAATCGTATGGCAGGAAAAATAGAAGTACACAGAAGGTTAGCTTGTGATGACTATGGAAATCCTCGTGTTCGTGTTTTTTCCACTTGCAATAATCTTATCAGAACTTTGCCCACGTTGCCTCTGTCTAAGACTAATCCTGAAGACGTTGATACAAAAGCTGACGACCATGCGTATGATGCACTAAGATATATGGTAATGAGTAGAACTTTAGTAAATGCACACAACACACATAGAATGACAAGACAAACACAAAAATATGAACCACAAGATCAAGTATTTGGATATTAAATATGGTTGAAAAACTTTCAAAAACAAAATCTAGTCCTTTTTTAGATATACCTTTAAGAGATATGTTTAAGCCTCAGATGGCTACAGGAAGAGCTAGTTTTAAAAAAACTTATGAATTGCTTGATAAATCAAAATTAAATATAGATGGTAAAATGCTTAGTATTCTTGATTTAACACCAGAGCAAATAACTGATACTGGAAATATTGGTATAATAAAAAAATTTTTTATTGATCCAAATGGGCCTTTTCAAAAATTAGAACAAGCAAGAACTGGAGATATACCTCTTTTAAGATCAGTACAGTTAGATTTTGATCAAGTTCTTAAAGGTGGTGGTGCATCTATAGGAACGTCTTGGCTTAAAAGAACTATGCAAGCAGACCCTATCATGGGAGGC